AAAAATTATTTTCATAAGGATCATTTCACGATTAACTCACAATTGTGGGTGAGTAAAGGGTTTCGTAAGAAAAAGAAGATAGATTACCTCCATGTTGGGTTACTCTTGGGTCCCTCCTTTCAACAAACAGAAAGGTTGGATAAACCGATGCCCATTTGGGAAATCTATAATCTTGGGATGCAATGGGCCAACGATAAAAAGTTTTTTCATAGTCGTTTTCTTTATTATAATAAAGTTTTATTAGAGAGAGCAACTAAGGGAGGGAAGCTTAACTTATTTCTACCAGTTTATTTTGGTGGACTTGGTTTTAAGTATTATGAAGAAATTGGACCTGCTTTTGTCACAGGTCAACAGTTTATCGTTGCCATGCAATTATATGGTCTATCTCACAAGGAATACAATATTAACGGTCCTTACTCAACTTCTTTGTTTGAGTCAACACGATTCGTGGAGAACAAAGTTTCTATCACTTCATTTGGACGGAGGTACATCGAGCAAGATCTACGGATTTTCGGTCGAGTATCGCTTTTCTCGGAAGCAGAATTGGTTGAAAAGGGTTTATTGGACCAGTTTTCTCTTGTGAAACATGAACCTGCTACACCATGGGAATATCCTAGTGATTTCCTTTTCGGTCGAAAATCCGATCGAAAGTTCTCTATTGTTACTATAAGCAATGGTAGATGGAATTTCTTGGTGAATACATATATGAAACGTCAGGACCGTGTTGAAAATGGTGTTCAATTTGGTGGGGTCACCCCCTTATCTAAGAAATCCATTTCTAACATGCGAGTCAACATTTCTGATCGGCGTCTTTCAAAATTATTTGATCGGCGTCGAGTGTATAAGCGTATAATTGATGTTTCTGAGTCGGATCGACCTGAGAAAAGTCGTAAAACTTCTCATGGGGTCTATGAAATTAAACAGCCCAAAATGGTTCCCAAATTATTTTCTAGGTTTGGATTCGGTATTAATTCTCTTCCTGAGAAGGACCGTCCCGGATTCCTAGAAACTTATGGGATTAAAAATTCCATGCTAAGTGATGATTATAGGACCAAGCGTATGCGGAATGAGAAATTCCAATTTGATCCTGAAGACATACCTGTAGAGCCATTCGTACCAGATATGAGTGTTCCAGATTCCTCCCCTTACGGGTTAGGTTATGTTTCAGAGTGTGAGCGCTTGGGTCTTAATCCTAAATGCCGAGAGACTGCACGGGTTGGCAAACGTGGTAGGAGGGAATACGAAAGAAAGAGAGTTCGATCGGAGTTGGAATCCGGAAGCTTTTCTCCAGATAATGGAAATTTCATTGATGTTATGTCGATGGAGTTAGAGAGGCTTTTGAAGCTCGAGTCCTAGTTACCCAGTCCCCCCGGTTGTTTCCATAGATGTACAGTCCACCTGACGAGGTGGATCCCATACACGTATGACAAGACAACAGAAAAAAACTGCAAAGGTGATTACAACCCAAGTAATTGTCCGCGCGAAAAAACAAAAGAAAAATAATAATAGGGTTAAAAAAGTAACCCAGGTAATTTCTCGTTACCAAAATCCTAGGAGTTTGAATCTCCCTTCCATGTCAGTAAGCCAAAAGCGCTACCTGGAAGCCCTCAAGGACCCATTTTCTGAGTCCGCATGGGGTTGCAAGGTACCCATATCTAACCGATATGGGGCCTCTACCGCTTGTGTCAAATGGCAAGGCTATATGACTGGTTCAGGTGCCCACTTAAATGGTGCTTCTGGGGACTCTTGCTACCTGATGCTTAACCCAAACCCTGTGGTTTATGGTTATGCGTCTGGTGCTCGAGACTCAAGTCTTAGTACCTCTTACCAGTCTTTCGGAAATATCAGAGGACCTATTAACCAGGTTCCTATCCATAATCCCGTAACCTCTTCAGGGGGTTCAAGTACTTATGGATTTCCTGGTATGTTGATAGATCACCTCGGTGATGTTGGATCATCCGTTCCTTATATTTCCAATACCTTAAATACCTTCAGGACCGTTTGTTCCGGAATTCGAATTCGCAGTCTTTTGTCAGCGGACGATACTCCTGTCTTTTTTGAGACACAGTATATTCCCCTCCTCAATACTCGAATACCTTATCAGATCCTCAATGGTACTAATTCTCGGGCTCAGAATTCTTCTCAGTCCCAATATGAGATTAATACCTATGGAGGCCTCCAGTATGGGAACTCAAATAATCAGTTCACATCATCCCCCAATCCAGCTCGGCACTTTACTAGTACTGATATCGCCATGGGTGTAATGTGTTTCCCTTTTTCCCCCATCTCACCAAAGGCTTTCGATTTTAGATCTCTTGATGCTAAGACCGATCAGTCTACTGGATCTGCTGGAGCCATCATCGATTACGACGATGTTGTTGTTGTGGATCAAGCAACTGGAACTCCTGCTTTTGATATCTCTCAAGGAAATGTCGATGAGTTGACCCAAGATGAGGGCTGGGAAGGTATTTATATGCAAGTCCTAGAAGGCAGTACAGCTGTCTCGGGTACTCTTGGTCAGAAGATATTCTCTGTAGAATTCATCTGCCATATTGAAGGTACCCAGGCAATCACAAATGTAGGTAATTCCTCACAGAATCATGTTCCTTTCACCAGTGTGATGGACCGTTATTCTTCCAATTGGACTGCTGAGGAATTGTGCAATTTAGCCCAAAGAGCTACCGAAGCGGGTAAATTTCTTTTGAAATCTTACTCTGATCTTTCCGTAGGTCAACGAACACAAGCGATGCTCCCTTCGCTCCTAAGATATGCTACTAACTTACGTTAGTACCACCTTTATTTCAACAGTGTCTAGAATAGAATTACCTTTAGAATTCACCCAAACATGGAGTCTTCTAATAGCAGGATCCCCCTTGAGAAAGGGAGTCCAAAAACTGTTAGTAATTCTAGACTATGAGGTAATATTTCCTCTCTGCTCGATAGAGCTGCGTCCCATCAACGCCCAACCTTGAGTTGGTTACATTTATGTGGGTATTAGATAATTATAAGTAAATTGTCCCACAACAAATCCTGGTTGAGCTCCAGGTAACTTTTCGAACCCATAGATGGGAATTAGTGTAAGGGAGTCAAGAGACTCCGGTTGGTCTTGTTATGATAGGTACTATATTGTAGTAACACCTTGCGTTTTGTTACAATAGCCACTTCATAATGGGATAGCTTGCTTTTCCAATCACACTTCTCTATGGTTCAACCATTAATTTATGGTTTTATCTTCATGGTATATGGCGACTGCCTATAATGATTCTCCCTATCCTCTGTTTGACTACTCTACGTGATGTAGCTGCATGATAGGATTCGATTCATTTAGGAACCACCGTCG